CATAAAGCAAAACGTGATGGAGTTGGATTACCTTGGTTTAAGAGTAGTGTAGGTAAAGGATCACGATCATAAAAATTAAAATACTTCAAATTAGGCTTGCGCTTGCAAGCCTTTTTTATTATATTATAAATAAAACAATATATGAAGATAGGATTAACAGGGACCATGTCAGTAGGTAAATCAACACTAGTACATGCTTTAAAAGAATTACCTGAATTTAAAGATTATTTCTTTGCTACTGAGCGTAGTAAATACTTACGTGATTTAGGTATTCCATTAAACACTGATAGTACATTAAAAGGTCAAACAATATTCTTAGCTGAACGTTGTTCTGAACTAATGAGAGAAAATGTTATTACTGATAGAACAGTAATTGATGTGATGGCATTTGCTCAATGTGCTAAATCAATTGAGGGGGTAGAAAAACTAAAATTCATCCCATATGCTAGTCAATTTATTAAAGACTATGATTATATTTTTTATGTTTCTCCTGTAGGGGTTCAAATTGAAGATAATGGTGTTAGAACAACTGATGCTGGTTATCGTGATTGGATTGATAGTACTATTAAGCATTTTATCAAAGAAAATCTATACAATATGAAAAGCTTTGGTATTATTTCAGGTACTACAGAACAAAGAATTGAACAGGTTAAAGGTTACTTAGGATTTTGATATTTATACCCAAATACTAAATCAATGAAACGCTCAGAATTAAAAAAACAAATAGAAGATACTATTGTTGAACTTCTTACTGTCACCCCAGGATCTAACAAAACTGATGCTCTTGCTGGGGGCAAACAACAGGGAATTAGTGATAGAGACGTATCTGCTGCTCTTGACCAAGCTAATAAAACCAAAAGTTCAGTAACATTAACTGGTAAGTCATCTACTGGGAGATAAATAATCTGTTTAAAAAGTTATGTCTCAAGACTTAAAACAAATAATAAGGGATGAATACTTAAAGTGCGCCCAAGATCCGGCTCACTTTATGAAAAAATACTGTTACATCCAACACCCAACACGAGGTAGAATCCAGTTTAATTTATACCCATTTCAAGAAAAAGTATTACGTTTATGGAGAGACAATCCATATAATATAGTACTTAAATCTAGACAGTTAGGTATTTCAACCTTAACAGCAGGTTATTCATTATGGATAATGTTATTTCAACAGGATAAAAACGTCCTCTGTATTGCTACTAAGCAGGAAACAGCTAAAAACATGGTTACGAAAGTAAAATTCATGTTTGAAAATTTACCCTCTTGGTTAAAAGTACCTGCGGACGAAAATAATAAATTAACATTACGTTTAAGTAATGGTTCCCAAATCAAAGCAGTTTCAGCCGCAGCCGATGCAGGTCGATCTGAAGCAGTATCTTTGTTGTTAATTGATGAGGCAGCATTTATTGAAGGAATTGGTGAAATATGGGCTTCTGCTCAACAAACATTAGCAACTGGTGGTGGAGCAATTGTATTGTCTACTCCGTTTGGTACTGGTAATTGGTTCCACCAAACATGGGTTAGAGCAGAAGCACAGGATAATGATTTCTTACCTATTAAACTTCCATGGTATGTCCATCCTGAACGTGATGAAGCATGGAGGAAAAAACAAGATGAATACTTAGGAGATCCAAGATTAGCAGCCCAAGAATGTGACTGTGACTTTAATACTTCAGGTGATGTTGTGTTCTACCCAGAACAATTAGACTTTATCTCAGCAACACATATTAAAGATCCTTTGGAAAGACGCGGAGTAGATCATAACTTATGGGTATGGGAATCTCCTGACTATACTAGAAACTACATGGTAGTAGCAGACGTAGCTCGAGGTGATGGTAAAGATTCTTCTGCTTTTCATGTAATTGATTTAGAATCAAATACACAAGTTGCTGAATATAAAAGTCAAATTTCACCAAAAGAATTTGGTTACTTATTGTGTGGTATAGCAACTGAATATAATGAAGCACTATTAGTAGTAGAAAATAACAATATTGGTTGGGCTACTTTAGATGCTATTTTAGAAAGAGGATATAGAAATTTATATTACTCTCCAAAAAGTGAAGCATTAAATGCTGAAACTTATTTAGAAAGAACAGACGATCCTTCAAAAATGGTTCCTGGATTTACAATGTCTATGAGAACACGACCTTTAGTGGTTAATAAGTTTAGAGAATATATTGGTGATAAAAGCGTAAATATCCAATCTAAACGCCTTTTAGAAGAAATGAAGGTGTTCATATGGAGAAATGGTAGACCTGAAGCACAATCTGGTTACAATGATGACTTGGTTATGAGCTTTGCTACAGGAATGTACGTGCGTGATACTGCTTTAAAATTCAGATCACAAGGTTTAGATTTAACTCGTGCTACACTAAGCAATATGGCTACTATTAGACCTAATACTCAAGGAAATTTTACTATGAATGGTAAACCTAACCCGTACCAAATGAATATCAACGGGCAAGATGAAAATATAAGCTGGTTGCTATAATATTTATTATATATAATTTAATTTAAATGGCTGATACAAGTGTTTTTTCAAGGTTGAGAAAATTATTCTCAACAGATGTAATAATCCGTAATGCTGGTGGTAATCAGCTCAAAGTAATGGATGTGAATAGCATCCAAGCAACAGGTGAATTTCAAACAAATGCTTTAATAGATAGATTTAATCGCATCTATTCTAGCAACAGTACTTCATTATATGGAGCTCAATTAAATCTTAACTGGAGATACCTTCGCACCCAAGTATACTCAGATTATGATGCAATGGATACAGATGCAATTATCGCATCTGCTTTGGATATAATCGCAGACGAGTGTACTCTCAAGAATGATATGGGTGAGGTACTTCAAATCAGAAGTAGCGACGAAGACACGCAGAAAATTCTTTATAATTTATTCTATGATGTATTAAATGTTGAATTTAATTTATGGTCTTGGATTCGCCAAATGTGTAAGTATGGTGATTTTTTCTTAAAACTAGAAATTGCAGAAAAATTTGGGGTTTATAATGTTATCCCACACACCGCTTACCATATCATGAGAGAAGAACATTATGACCCCAAAAACCCAGCTGAAGTAAGATATAGATTCAGCCCAGATGGTTTCTCAGGTGGCGCTACAGGATTTTATGGTGTGACAGGACAAGGTACTTACAGTACTAATAAAAATGATTCATCACTTTATTTTGACAACTACGAAATGGCTCACTTCAGATTAATTACTGATGTGAATTATTTGCCTTATGGTCGTTCATATCTTGAGCCTGCTCGTAAATTATTTAAACAATACATTTTGATGGAAGATGCAATGTTGATTCATCGCATTGTTCGTGCTCCTGAAAAACGAGTATTTTATGTTAACGTAGGTTCTATTCCACCAAACGAAGTAGAAAACTTCATGCAGAAGACTATTTCACAAATGAAACGAACCCCATTCATGGACCCACAAACTGGTGAGTATAATTTAAAATATAACTTACAGAATTCACTCGAAGACTTCTTTATCCCAGTAAGAGGAAATGATACAACAACTAAAATTGATACTACTAAAGGTTTAGATTATACTGCAATTGAAGACGTAGTTTATTTGAGAGATAAATTATTCGCTGCTTTAAAAGTACCTAAAGCGTTTATGGGTTATGAAAAAGACTTAACTGGTAAAGCAACATTAGCAGCAGAAGACATTCGCTTTGCCCGCACAATTGATCGCATTCAACGTATTATACTCTCAGAATTATATAAAATTGCTTTAGTTCACTTGTATACTCAAGGTTACAGAAATGAAGCATTAACTAATTTTGAATTATCATTAACTACTCCTTCTATCATTTATGATCAAGAAAGAATTGCGTTAATGAAAGAAAAAGTAGATTTGGCTCGTAGTGTTATGGAAACCAAATTGTTACCCACAGATTGGATTTATGACCATGTATTCCATTTGAGTCAAGACCAGTATGATGAATATAGAGATTTGATTGCTGAAGACCAAAAACGCACCTTCAGATTCAAACAAATTGAAAACGAAGGTAATGACCCACTTGAATCAGGTAAATCATATGGTACACCTCACGATTTAGCAGCATTGTACGGAACCGGTAGATATAATGCTGGAGTACCTGATGGTTATGATAAAGATAATATTTTAGGTAGACCTGAAGAAAAAGCATCTGATATTAATACTCAAGATAATGTATTTGGTAAGGATAGATTAGGTAATCTTGGTATGAAAAAAGGTGATGCTACAGGTGAAGACACAACATTAAAAAATAATTTTAAGGGTGGTTCACCATTAGCATTAGAAACTCAACTTAAAAACAAAACTTTATTAGAATCTTTGGATAAAAAATTGTCTATTAAGAAAGAAGAATCTTCATTATTAGACGAGTCTCAAATACGAGAATAATATCCCTATATATATTTATAATTAAAATATTACCCAAGAATGATTATAAAACATTCAAAGTATAAAAATACCGGTATCCTTTTTGAATTGTTAGTAAGACAAATTACAGCTGACACCTTATCAGGAGTTGAAAACTCCCCAGCTGTTAGTATCTTAAAAAAATATTTTACTAAAACTGAATTAGGGAGAGAGTATAGATTATACGAGAGCTTTTTTAAGCATGTTAATACTACTGAAGCTAAAGCAGACATGGTAGTTAGTACTATTGTAGAGAGTTCTAAGCATTTGAATCGTTCTATTTTAAGAAGACAAAAATATAATCTGATTAAGGAGATTAAAAATCATTATAATTTAGAAGAGTTTTTTAAAACTAAGTTACCAAACTACAAAGCACAAGCTGCTATATTTACACTTTTAGAAGTATACAACAGCGAAAATTTGTCTAATCCTAACCAAATTATAGAAAACAAAACTGTTCTTTTAGAATATTTAACTAATTCCAATATTAATAAGCAAGAAGTTAAAGATAATATTTTAGAAGAATTTAAAAATCAAGATAAGGATGTTCGTGTATTAGCATATAGAGTATTATTAGAAAAATTTAATGATAAGTATGCTGATTTGAATTCAAATCAAAAATTAGTATTAAAAGAATTTATTAATAGTGTTGATAACACACCTAAATTAAGAGAATTTTATAATACTAAAATAACCGAACTTAAAAATACTTTATTGACTTTAAATAAAAAAGTTACCAATAAAGCTATTCAAATAAAAGTAAATGAGGT